TGAATTACACGTTAGATGATGGTAGTGTTATTGCGATAAATGAAGCTACGCAAGAATACCTAAATAAACTATTACAGAATCAAAACGAAATAATTGAACATATGAGAGAGTCTAAAGAGAACTTTCTATATGTACTCGAAAGAATCGGAGAATAACAAATGTCAATGACATTTACTACTGTCAAAAATACTAACCAAGAGGCTGTGATTCACTTCACATCTTCTGCTGCAGAGTCTGGCACTATCACTATTGCTGACTTGGCTGCTGGTTCACAAGCTAGAAATAGCGACGCTCCTAACGTTACAATCGTTAAGTTCAGTGTTATGGGTGAACTAGGTTCCAAAGTAACTATCAACCGCAATAGCAAAATCGTTATTGCTTGCGCACCAGAGAACGCTCCATACATGGAAGCTAACTCTTGGGGTATTCCAATTAACTTAGACCCAACTTTTGACATCGTTGTTACTAACGGCGCAGCAAAAGACGTTTCTGGTTTCTTAGTATTGCGCAAGGTTGCTGGTTGGTCTACTAAAGTTGAAACTGCCACTTATGGCGCATATGATGATACATCACGTGTTGGTGCTAGCACTACATTAGATGGTTCACCAGATAAGGCATAACCATGAAACTAATTAAAGAAGTTTTCGACACAACGAACTTTATCGTTGAAGATAAAAAGAATGGTAAGAAAGAATACTTCATTGAAGGTGTTTTCTTACAATCAGAATTACAGAACCGTAACGGTCGCATGTATCCAGAATCAGTTATGGATCGCGAAGTTGGTCGTTACATTAAAGAGTCTGTAGAAAAGAACCGTGCATACGGTGAGTTAGGTCATCCAGATACTCCAAGTATCAACCTTGACCGTGTGTCACATATGATTGTTGGTCTTCGTAAAGAAGGTACTAATTATATTGGTCGCGCAAAAATCATGGAGACTCCAATGGGTAATATTGCTCGCGGTCTATTAGACGGCGGTGCTAACCTTGGTGTTTCATCCAGAGCACTTGGTTCACTAAAAATGAACAACGAAGGTGTCAATGTAGTTCAGAACGACTTTATGCTGTCAACCGCAGCTGACATCGTTGCTGACCCGTCTGCTCCAGACGCTTATGTCCGTGGTATCATGGAAAGTAAAGAGTGGGCTTTCGTGGATGGAAAATTCGTGGAAAAAGATATTGAGGAAACTCAGAAGTTTATCAGACGTGCATCAAGCAAGCAATTGCAAGAAGCTAAAGTGATAGCCTTTCAAAATTTCCTGAGTAAAATTAAATAAATTATAAATAATCTTATAGAACTATCCAGTTAGGAGATCAAACGATGTCAATCGAACAAAAAATCGCTGAACTTCTTGCTGAGTCTCGCAAGGCTCAGGAGATCCAAGAAGAAAAAGTAAAGCCAGAAGGCGCACAAGGTGGTAGCAACACTACTACTCAAAACGCTCATGCTGGTGACAAATCTGGCAACCCTTCTAAGGGTGATGCCGTTAAACCTGCACACTCTGGTGAAAACCCAGACGTAGCACGTAACAACGTGACTGACGAAAAGCAAGCTGAAGAAGTTGCTGGTGTTGGTGCTCAGAACCCAAAGAATGGTGACCAAACTTCTATCCGCAAGGGTGACGCAGTTAAGGCTGGTGTTAAAGAAGACATGGACGCTCTATTCACTGGCGAAGAGTTAACTGAAGAATTTAAAGAGAAAGCTACTACTATTTTCGAAGCAGCCGTAATGGTTCGCGTTAACGAAGAAGTAGCTCGTATCGAAGAAGAATTTGCAGCAAAGCTAGAAGAAGCTACTGCATCACAAATTGAGGGTCTTGTTGAACAAGTTGATGGATACCTTGGCTATATCGCCGAGCAGTGGATTGCTAATAATGAATTAGCCCTTGAAAATGGCATTAAGTCTGAAATCGTAGAGAGCTTCATCAATGGTATGAAGGGTCTATTCGAAGAGCACTATATTGATGTTCCATCAGAAAAGTATGACGTACTTGGCGAAATGGAACAAACAATCGGTTCTCTAGAAGCCAAACTAGACGAGCAAGTTGCAGCTAACGTTGCATTGACTAAGCAAGTTGCTGAGTCCGCTCGTGCCCAAATCGTTGCTGAAGCAGCTGAAGGTTTATCTGATGTTGAAGCTGAGAAGTTCGAAGCTCTAGCAGAAGAACTAACTTTCGAAAGCGCTGATTCTTTCTCTACAAAAGTAAAGACTATCCGCGAAAGCTATTTCACTAAACAAACTACTGAAGTTAAATCTGTTGTTACAGATACTCCAGTCGAAACTCTAAATGAAGAAGTTACTAAGAAGATCGATCCACAAATGGCTGCGTATCTTTCTGCGTTAACTAAATAATTTTTTACTTTAAAAGGAAAAAGAGATGACAACTCGTCAACAATTAATGGAAAAATGGGCACCAGTCCTTAATCACGAAGGTGCACCAAAGATCGCTGATAACTACCGTAAGGAAGTTACTGCTGTTCTACTAGAAAACCAAGAGCGCGAAATGCGCAAGGCTTCTGAAGCTCTATTTGAAACTGCTCCAACTAACTCTACTGGTGGCCAAATTGGCGTAGTAGGTTCTGGCGCTGGTATCGGTGGCGTTGCTGGTTTCGACCCAGTTCTAATCAGCTTGGTTCGCCGTTCTATGCCTCAATTGATCGCATATGACATCGCTGGCGTTCAGCCAATGACTCAACCAACTGGCTTGATCTTCGCAATGAAGTCTCGCTACGGTTCTCCAAGCGGCAACGAAGCATTGTTCAACGAAGCCGATTCTGACTACTCTGGTACTGGTACTCACTCTTCTACTCTAGACGGTGACACTCTAGCATCTCAGACTAATGGTACTGGTATGGCTACTACTGCTGCTGAACGTCTAGGTCAAGGCGGTTCTGGTGACGGTACTTTCGGTCAAATGGCATTCTCTATCGAGAAGACTTCTGTAACTGCAAAGACTCGTGCTTTGAAGGCAGAATACTCTATCGAACTAGCGCAAGACATGAAGTCTGTGCATGGTTTGGACGCTGAAGGCGAATTGTCTAACATTTTGTCTGCAGAAATCTTGACTGAAATCAACCGTGAAGTTGTGCGTACTGTGTACCGTACTGCTAAGGTTGGTGCTCAAGTTGGTACTGCTACTGCTGGTACTTTCGACTTGGACGTTGACTCTAACGGTCGTTGGTCTGTTGAAAAGTTCAAAGGTCTATTGTTCCAAATCGAACGCGAAGCGAACGCTGTTGGTCAATTGACACGTCGTGGTCG